CCTAATGTGACCAAACTTGAGAATAATTACATTATTGGGAAGTCCTTCTATACATTTAAGAAAGAAGATGATATTTTGCCAGAAAATAAATGTGTTATATGTTTTTCGGGCACACATAAAAAAAATGTGTTAGTTCCTTGTGGACATACCCAATTTTGTGCAAAGTGTATCAAAACGGATTTTAAAACCTGTCCGATTTGTCGCTGTGATATCGAAAAGGTCATAAAAATATATAACTAATTGCGATTGATAGCGATAACATCGCAATAACTGTATAATCTATATTTTTTTATACTAAGTAGTAAAAATTTTTATAAAAATTATCTTATATAAGATTAAATGGGTCAAGGTCCTTCGAGTGTAAATTATAACTATGTCTATGATAACAAAAATTCGAATGAGAAGAAGAATATAGATGTAGATGTAGAGGAGACACCAAAGATTAGTAAGAATCATGTCTTGAAGGAACGCGAGAGTGAAAAAATTAATAATAATATGTCTGAATTACTGAATGTGTTAAAATATCATACAAATATGGTCTCTTTAGATAAGAATTTTCTATTACAAAATAAATTAATCAATAATGAACTAGAGACAAAAATCGTAAATTTAACCTCAGAATTAAAAAAAAATAAGGATGAGTATTCGAGAGATAATGAGATCTATAAACAGAAGTCTGTAGAGGTCGATACGTTAAAGAAATATACAGTAAGTTTTAAATATGCTGACATCGGCCTTTTTATGGTAATCATAATTCTTTTGGGTATCAAATTAATAAAAAAAAAATAAATATAGAAGTATATTATAATGTTACCATTAAAAATATATCTGTATATTCTCTATATTTCGATTATTTTGGTGGGGGTAGTTGGAGTGTATGTCATTTCTAAGATTCAAAATAATAAATATTATAAGACGATAACAATCTGGTTAATCGTCTTATTAGAGATCAATCTACTCAATATGGCCTTTACAATAAAGAATTATATGACGAATTCCTTAAAGGTCGGAAGTAAAGGTCCCTCTGGTGAGATCGGTCCAATGGGTTTTAAAGGTAGGAGTAATATTTGTAATCAATGTGGAGACCAGACCTTAGTAAAATATGGTAGTGATGTGAATGATTTTAATAATAAGGTTACAGATCCCAAACTTAAATTAGGTCAATGTGTGTTCCCGTTTGTTTATGAGAATGAATTCCAATATGATTGTACTACAGCTCCAAGAGATGATGGAGTCGAAAATGATGCTATGGTGAATGGTTGGTGTGCGACTTCAGTAAATACCGATAATACCTTTAAAACGTATGGTTATTGTAAGGATAGTGATAAGAATGAGAAAAAAATCAAGGAAAATATGAATAGACATGAAAGAGAGAGTGATTATCTAACGAATAATTCTGGAATTTTAGATATTAAGATAATCTCAGGTGTAAGAACAACTGTAAAATGTCCACCCAAATATAAAAAAATCGATATAGATTTAAATCTAATGGCAGATGGAAATTTTGTCTATTTATGTAGAAAGGATGGTATAGGAGATAGTGGAATCCAGGATATTAAATTGACGACTGGAGAGATTGAATGCACACCAGGATATAGAAAATTAGAAAAGAATTTGAATGATGGATTTCCCGATTTACCCGCTTCAGATAGGGTCGATGTCTGTATAAAGAAGGGTTCGAGTAAATTTATTCGAGATATACAGATCCAGAAAACCAAACAGTGTCCGAAGGAGTATAAACTACAAGATATTAATTTAAATAAAAATATAGGTGGGGAAGAGTTATATATGTGTACTTCGACGACAGTCAATCAGGGTGTAATATTGGATAGTGCTTTTATCTGGGGAGTCGATAGTAATTTATACTTGTTTAAGGATGAGACCTATTGGAAATTTAATATGGAAAGTTATAAGTTAGAAAGTAGTGCGCCAGAAAAAATCAGTAAATTTTGGGGTAAAATACCGAAAAATATCGATGCAGTCTTTACAAACCCACATGATAACCAAACCTATTTTTTTAAGGGTTCGATGTTTTATAAGTATGATGAGAAAAAGGAAATGATCGCGAAGGGTTATCCGAAGAGAATAAAGGATGTATGGAAAAATGTTCCAGATAATCTTGATGCGGTTTATGTTGATAACGATAAGAATATATTTTTTATGTATGAAAATAAATATTATGAATGGAATGAGACAGAAAAACGAGCGAATACCCCCTTGTTAATAAATAGAAAATGGGTGGATGCGCCGTCTAATATGAGTGGGATGTTCTATAATAAGAAGAAGAAACAGACCTATCTGATTCAAGCGAACAAAATCTTCATCTTTAATTTTGATATGAAACAAGATTCGAGTAGTCCGCTCGATATTAGTAGCGAATTTCTCAAAACTAAATAAAAATATTACTTATTAATAATGTTATATTTGTCAGGGTATATAAATAGTTGTCTGATAACCTCGTCAGATATCGTCTCTGTCTTTTTTATAACCCTAAATTCATATATAATTCCAGAAGAAGAAATGACGAAACCTAAAACTAATTTTTATAATTATTCTAATTTATCGACCCTAGAAGAGGAAATAATTTATGACCAACCTGTTTATACTAGGAGAAGAACACGATCTCATCCTAATATAAAAATGTATTTAACGGACTCGATAAAAGAGTCAGAGGTAGTTTTTACGAACCAAGAAAAGGATGAGGAGTGGGATATCTTATAGAACGGTGGTGTTCTTTTTAATAATCGATTGAACACGTTTTTCTTTAATATTGATAATAGAATCAATTGCATTAATTAGAGATTGTTTGTCATCATCGGTTTTATGTTCCATTTCAGAGAGAATATCATTAATAATATTGATTTCATTTTTATTCCAGAGGCTTTTTAGTTCTGTATAAATTTTATTATAATTTTCCTCTTTGGGTGAAGGGTGCTCTTTTTCTTCTTTAAGGTTTTCATCTATAATAGTTTTATAATATACGAGAGAGTGGTGGACGGTCGAATTTCCAGTATAAGAATTCATCAGATTATCGATACCTTTAGAACTTAAATTAAATATATGTTGTATTTTTTCATCATCTAAATTATACCATTCGATTGCTTTAGTAATGGGACGATATAAATTATGTAAATCATCACGATTATCGCCTTGGGTCCAACGGATGGTTCCTTGTAGAATCGTCGGGTCATTGTATTTGATCATGTTATCTATAATACTAATTTTCGTACCTTTCGGTTTAAAAGAAAGAATAGCTAGGCGTACCATACAGGTAAAAGGGTCGATGATAAAATATTTCGTGTTTTGTTTGCTGTTACCAAATAATGAACTAAACAATTGAATTGTAGTTTCTGCAATATAGTTTTTAAACATACTTATATAGTTTAATCTCAATATATTTAAATAAGTATTATTTAAAAATTGATTTTTTTTATATATTAATACATTAATAAAATGATTATCCCAATTCGATGCTTCACATGTGGCAAAGTGATTGGTGATAAATGGGAAGACTACAAAAAACTTAAGATTGAATATAATAAAAGTGTAGATGAGGATACGATCATTGACATCACGAATGTCAAAAAAACCCCTGAAGGTAAAGCAATGGATGACCTAAATATCAAACGCATTTGTTGTAGAAGGATGTTTCTTGGACAGACAGATCTAATTGATTTAATTTAAATATTAATAAATATTAATGTTGGGAAAACTTTATACAAACCACAAGAAACCCCTGTTGGTCTATCTAATTTGTATTAGTTTAATTTTAACTTTAAAAATCGATAAAATGGGACTACTGGTCTTAACCCTTTTATTTTTATCTATGAATGTAAATAAATCTTTCTCTGTAAATAAATATTTTACCGTAAATAAATATTATACAGTCATTGGTAGTTGTCTCTTTTATCTTTTTTATTATAGATACACGTATGAAGGTTTTGTAACTGGTGTAATCGAGACTGAAACTGGTGGAATCGAGACTGAAACTGGTGGAATCGAGACAGCCGAGATAACCGAGACAACAGAAGCAAAGGTTACTTTAGATCCCTCTACATTTAGTCGATACTCGTTACCAGACGAAAACGCAGTGGACTTGGATGCACAAACTCGACCGAATGAAATTTATTATAAATTTATGAAAATCATCGAGGATTTAGACACAACTGAGATTGACTCGAATGCTCTCGATACAGATATATTAGAGATAAATACAGAATATTGGGCCAGACTCTTTTCTGATTCGAATCTTATAGAGAGTAAATATTTTATAAAGGGGGATTTGATTCAAGATCCATTATTAATCGATAGAATGGTGGGTAGTACTATAGAAAAAATATTTACAATTATGGATTCCGTCGAAAATAGTGAAAATAATATTGGTTCAAATTATAAAACGATTAAAGATAATTTAGATAATACTTATTTAGGTGAGAAAATCTCCTTCCTTTACTATAAAAGTTTATCTGAACCAGAAAAACGCTTTAACCAGTTCGATGAACGAAATCAACCGAATATACTGGTGAACGAATTTGTTAAGGATGCCGAATTTAAAACAATCGATACATTAAATAACGAAGCTAAAAAGGATTTTATAGAGAAAAATAAAAATATTAAAAATGTAGAACTTGTAACGAATTTAACCTCACAATTTTCAGAGACCATGATAAAGATTATCGAAGAATTATTAGAACTTTTAAATAATAAAGTAACCTTTACCTCGGTCTATGATTCTTATTTGTATTATATTAAAAATATATTTTTAATATTTACAGAAGATGGAAGGCTTTTTTATATCGGAATTTTCTTTATGGTAATTTCGATGTGTTTATTTTTTATAGAAACAACTAAATAATTTTATTCATTCGTATTTTATTAATTTATACATTATATATATTATATATTATAATGGATAACACAGACTTTGAAAAAAACACCTGGAATCTTATACATAACTATTTCGATAATAATAAAAACTATTTGACAAAACATCACCTCGATTCTTTTAATGATTTTATACAAACTAAAATACCCTTAACCTTTGCTCAATATAATCCACAGATTTTATATAAAGAATTGGATAAAGAGAGTGGTAGATATCAATATGAAACCCATCTCTATTATGGTGGGAAAGCCTCCGATAAAATTTATTTATCCAAACCGATCATTTATAAAGAAACGAATGAAGGAAAAACCCAAAAACAGATGTATCCCAATGAAGCTCGATTGAGAAATTTGACCTATTCGAGTGGTATTTTTTGTGATATTGATGTCGAGTATAAAATTTATGATACCAAAACAAAAGAAACAGAAGTGATTGAACGATCGTTCCCTTCGATTAATTTAGGTCGAATACCGATTATGCTTCAATCGAAGATGTGTGTTTTAAATAATGCAACTCCAGAAATGAAACAACAGATGGGAGAATGTAGATTTGATCAAGGTGGCTATTTTATTGTCGATGGTCAGGAAAGAGTCATCGTTTCTCATGAAAGAAAGGCTGAAAATAAATTGTATATTGTAGAATCGAGAGAAGATATGTTTTCGTATTCGGCACAAATCAAATCTGTTCCAGAAAATACTTTTAAATTTGCTAGAACGACGATCGTAAATATTAATAGTGCTACAGATGTTATCACAGTTCGACTACCGATGATGCATACACAGATACCCTTATTTGTTTTATTTCGATTATTGGGTGTTGAATCGGATAAAGATATTCTAGATTTAATCTTATATGATTTAGATAGTGAGAAGAGTCAGCTTTTCCTGGAACATCTTCGTCCATCTTTAGAAAATAATGGTGATATCTATGATAAAATTTCTGCTATGAAATATTTACTCAATCTAAATTATGGTGGAACGATGAGTCATTTGATGGATATTATATCGACCGATCTCTTCCCGCATGTGGGCGATGACTATAACTCGAAAAAATTTTATCTTGGATATGTTGTTAATAAATTACTCGAAGTGAAACTCGGCCTTAAAAAACCGACCGATAGAGATAGTTTTATGTTTAAACGAGTGGATTTGTCTGGGTTCTTATTGGCTTCCTTGTTTAGAGAACGATTAAGACAATTTCAGAGAGATGTAAAAATTACTATTGATAAAGTTTACCGTTGGAATGGTAGTGACTATCAAAAAGCGAATTTTAGTAATATTATTAATGACAAAAATATCGATACAATATTTAATTATAAAGTAATTCAAGAAGGTTTTTTGAAATCTTTTAAAATCGGTAATATTCTCAAAAAAAAGGGTTTAATTCAATTACTAAATCGTTTATCTTCGATTGGTGCCGTGTCACAGCTTAGACGTATTAATACTCTTGGTGATATGATTATGATCGGACAACGTAAACTTCATGGTTCACAGTTTGGTATAATTTGTCCAGTAGAAACCCCTGATGGAGGTAATATTGGTATCAAAAAACATATGAGTTCGATGTGTCATATTACTTTTGGTATAAACCCTGAACCGATTATTAAATTATGTCATGAAATCGGAGTTGTACCACTTTCGAATATTATACCGAAATTGGTAAAGAATAAAGTGAAAGTCTTTGTTAATGGTAAATGGATCGGTATAATTGACAACCCACAGGAATGTGTAGAAACCCTTCGATTATATAGAAGAAATGGATTAATTAATGTGTTTACTTCGATTTCCTTCCTGATAGAAGATCTCGAAATTCAAGTCTTTACTGATGGTGGTAGATGTTGTCGTCCATTATATATAGTCGAAAAGAACGAATTACTCATTAATAAACTGCATTTTGCTGGTATTAAAAAAAATACTTTAAATTGGACTAATTTGTTATCAGGTTTTAAAAATAAAAATACACCTTTTGACTTTTATAATAATGACGTCTTATGTCCGATTAAAGAAAATTTTAATAAGGATTCATTCCTTGAGGATATGAAGAATAGTTCAGGAGTTGTCGAGTTTTTAGATATCGATGAAGCGAATACACGATTGATTTCCACGAATTTTGACACCCTTAAAACCAATTCGTATAATTCGTATACGCATATGGAATTACATCCGAGTTTGATTATGGGATTTATAGGATTTAATATACCTTATGCGAATCGTAGTCAGGCACCGAGAAATGTGTATGGTACTGGTCAGAGTAAGCAATCTGTGGGTTGTTATATTAGTAATTACCGAAAACGTTTCGATACCTCAGCACACGTGCTACAGCATCCACAAAAACCCCTCGTCAATACGAAATTGACCGAATATTCCATGTCGGATAATCTACCAACGGGTATAAACGCCATCGTTGCTATTATGTCTTATACTGGTTATAATCAGGAAGATTCTATCATGATTAATAAACAAGCTATACAGCGTGGGTTATTTAAATCGAGCTACTTTAAAACGTATGATACCTACGAATCCGAAGACACGAAAACTGGAACCAACCATCGTATCACTAATATTAAAGATAGCGCAGTTGATATTCAAACGAATAAAAGATATAACTATTCTAAATTAAATGAACACGGTGTAGTGGAGGAAGGAGTGTATGTAGAAGATAATGATGTTCTCATTGGTCGTTATACCGAAACAGACGAGAATTTAGATAGTAGTGTGGCTGTTAAAGATGGAGGTTATGGTGTGGTAGATAAGGTCTTCTTGGATTATTCGAATACATATAGTAATAAGATGTGTAAAGTTAGAATTTGTACACAGCGCGATCCAGTCTTAGGTGATAAATTTGCAAGTCGACATGGTCAGAAAGGTGTCATTGGTATGATTGTACCACAAGAAGATATGCCTTTTACAAAGGAAGGATTGACACCCGATATTATTATTAATCCGCATGCGATTCCAAGTCGGATGACTATAGGACAATTTATTGAGAGTATTATGGGAAAAGTCTGTTGTCATTATGGCTTTAAAGCAGATGCGACACCTTTTACCAATATAGAATCCGAAGATATCTCAGATATTTTAGAACAGAAATGTGGTATGAGTCGTCATGGGGATGAAATACTCTATAATGGTATCCACGGAACACAAGTTGAAACGAATATATTTATTGGACCGACCTATTACCAAAGATTAAAACATATGGTTAAAGATAAAATTAATTCCAGAGCTACTGGTAAATATACACAGAAAACACGTCAGGCACCTTCTGGAAGAGCAATTGGTGGTGGTTTACGTATAGGTGAAATGGAACGCGATGCTTTATTATCCCATGGTATTGCGAATTTCCTCAAAGAGTCGATGTTTGATCGCTCAGATGCCTATTCCTATCATATTAGTGATAATAGTGGTCTCACAGCGATTGTTAATCCGAATGAAAACCGACAGATTTGTCCCTCATCGGATGGTCCATTATCGTTTATTAATACGGAATTTGAAGTCGAAGATATTAAATTGGATATGCAGAATACTAAAACCTCGAATATTCATAAAATTTATGTTCCTTATTCTATGAAACAGTGTATTCAAGAATGTGAGGCTATGGGTATCTCTATACGACTCATTACTGATGATCATGCGGGTGTTGCTAAATTAGATACGACAAAACAGGAGGTTGAGAAAATTGTTCTCGAAATTCCTCAATCGGTTGAAGAGGAAATTGATCTGACCGAATTGGATAAGTTACATGCTCGATCCAAATTACCCTCTAAACCGAAGGAGAAAAAGGTTAGTAAAAAGGAAAAACACTATCTTGAAGATAATTTTGCCCGCTTTCTAAATCTGGATGAAATGAAAGATTTAGTCAATTATTTAGTGGAATCTTCCTTAACTACTATCGAGTCTCTACTCGAAGAGTATTCTGGTAATGAAATCTATATAAAAAAAACAGGCGAGAATAAGTATATAATGAACGTTGATGACGAAGATACAATGTTTCTTCCAATTACTACGGACTTCGACAATATGACGATATTAGATAACGCGGACCAGTTAGATCAGTCCTCTACGGGTGATATCTTTGATGTTGATACACTAATTATGGGTAAGAAGCGTATCAAAGATGAGAAGGTGTCCACCTACGCAAGCATGCCTGAACCAGAACTCTCTGAATATGCACCTGAAAAATTCGTGGAAGCCTTGACTGAAATTGTCTATAATGGTACCCAATATTATATTGACAAACAGAAAAATTCACCATTCGCACCCGTCTATGATTATAATACGAAACAACTTATAGGGATTTATATTGAAACAGAACTGAAGAAAGGTACCGAATTATATAATATTGTTGTTACAGATGAGAATATTGGCGATATGCTAAATCCTGAGAACGAACTGTCGAAATTTAAGAAATACTATACAGAAGCCTCGAAAGAATTATTTTATCTCGGTCTTACTAAACCTCCCTCTCCCTCGAATGAGGAGGTTGATATGGGGTATGGAGAGAAAGATGTGATTCGAACCTCAGACAGTTTCTCTGGTAAAGCTCCCAAATTTACCTTTGAACCAGAGGAAAGTAAGATCGATTTCGATCTTAATGAAATTAGTATAGATGATATTAAACATATATAATTCTGTCTCGCCACATTAATTTATGTTATACTATTATATGGCGATGACGAATAAAACTAAATGTAAGTGTTCGACTAAACAGAAACAGAAACAGAATGGGTCTAAGTGTGTTTGGTGTGTCAAAAACAACAAATTAACCAAAAAAAATTCTAAAGGACCACGGCGTTCTAAAATGACGGCTAAAAAAAATAAAAGGGGTAACAATAAATCCGTTAAAAAGAACAAAAATAAAAGGAACCAGAATAAAAGGGTCTCGAAGAAGCGTGTCAAGGTTGGAGGCGCCCCCTGGAATAATTCAAATCGTGAGAATAGTCAGAATACTATGGTGACAATGGAGCAGGCATACGACGGTATGACTAGAACAAACCACTACACTACTAACGAGGATGTCCCCTTCGCAGATGTCCAACTGATGTCTGACTGGTTGAACTCCACGACCATGGCATTATCAAATATAAAGAATACGGTCGATAAGCAGTTAGGTATAATCACACAGAGACAGCTTGCTGTTAATTGTGATATTGGTCCCGAACTATATATGAATACATTCTATATACTTCTCCACCATTTAATACAAATCTTTATAGGACCAGGTGTAGCAGGACTAGCTACATCATTTGTTACCGCATCGAGTGTGCTTCTAAATAGGGTCGGACAAATTATTTATATGTTTTGGATGGCACATGTAGCGGATACAGGTGAAGTATCGGCAAATCTCGTAGAATTATTCAGGTGGGTACTCGAACTATCAAACGCATCTGTAAACGTTGTATTAGTGGCGGCGAAGGGTCCAGCGTTTATAGCGAATTTAACGACAGCTCTTGTAACATTCTTTCAAGTGACCGTTACTAATATGGCTCAAGACACCCTTGTACCGATCACTCTATTTGTATATGCAATGTTTAAGATGGTCTGCTATTCCTACATGAATCTTCTTAGAACGACTGATGATGTTCTAATTACCTATAAAGGTATAGTGGATAAGTTAAACCTAACTAGAGATAAGGTCACCGAGATAAGGGCACTGTCCCTAGACCAATGTAAAGAGAGAGTAATTAATGCGGCATGGGATTCTATTCAATTACAAGTTATATCAGGACTTGCTGATCACTCACCCATTCGTATTT